GTCGGGTAGAAGATGCGCCCCGCGCTGCCCATGCCCCGCGGGCCGCGGCCCGTCCAGGGAAAGAACTGCTTCCGTCGGTTCGACCCGAACTCCAGCCCGAACGGCACCACCCACCCGCTCTGGCCGGGGAAGCCACCCGGGCGCCCGAAGGCGATCGTGGCCCCCGACCGCGACGCGCCCGCCCGCACAGGGACGCGGCCACTCGCCGCGATCGCCGGGTACCGCGCCGACAGCCGCGCCTCCACCTTCGGCACCACGCCGCTCGCCCAGCTCTTGAGGACGGGCTGCAGCCCCTTCTCGAACTCGCCACCCAGCGACCGCAGCTCCGCGTCGAAGCGCTTGAGGTCGGAGACATCGATCCGGAAGTTGTTCAGCACGCCGCACACCTCATGAGGTAGCCGCCTCCGCCCGCATCACCGTCAGCACGTGGTGCGCCGACCACTCCGGCCAGCGCCGCACCCCGTGCGGAGTCACGCCCCCACCGAGCCACTTCGCGATCGCCACCGGGATCAGTTCCGTCGGCCACGTCCCTGGCTTCTCCTTCTGCACACCCTTCCGGGCGCGCACCGGAAGCGCTGCGAGCAGCGCTAGGTAGAGGTCCCCATCGCTTTTGGGGCGGTACGCCTCACGGACTCCCAGTGCTCTTCGATGCGGATGAGGAGCCACGACATCAGGTCGCCCTCCTGCCGGCGGATCCACTCGTCCGTGACGGCCTCACCGTGCTCCCCGCGGATGCGCCAGGAGACGATCGCGTTGCGCAGCGTCGCCGCGCGGCGTCCGCCGAAGTCGCCCGAGATCAGTGCAGCCGACTCGTCCAGCACGGCACCGAACGGCTTGTGGTGCAGGATCACCACCTCGCCGCCCGCGTGCTCCGCGGCGGCACGGACCGCCTGCGCCTCGCGCTGCAGCTCGGCCGCGCGCTCCGCGGTCGGCTCGGGCTCGCCGAGCTTCTGCGCCCGCTCCGGCGTGAGCTCCGCCAGCTCCTCGAGGTAGACCGCGCGGGCCTCGTCGAACTCAGCCAGCGCGATCCGGTGTGTCTGTTCCATGCGCCCCTCCAGGACTCGCAGCGGGACGGGGACTACGCCGCCGCCCAGCCCCACTCCTCGTCGCCGGTGTTCACGACCACTGCCTCGAGGCTGTTCGTGCCGTCGGTCGCGTCCACCATCTCGACGTCGTAGACCACCTGGCCGTCCGACTCGTCGACGACGTACAGCGACCCGGCGGTGTGCTTGGCCAGGAAGTCGATGTTGAACGCGCGGCTGCTGGTCCCCGCGAAGGCGAGCCGGATGGCCCGCAGCGTTGCGGCCTTCGCCGCGGTCTGCTCCGCCTGGTACAGCGTCTTGTCCTGCAAGATGCGAGCGCGGAACGTGTGGCCGATCGCGCGGCCGTTGTAGACCGCGACCCCGTAGTCGAGGGTCGAGCGGCCACCTGCCGTCATCAGTCCCACGACGCCCGTCGTGATGCCCAGCGACCAGCTCAGGACCTTCCCGGTCAGCTCCGTGTCGCCAGCCGTCGCCCAGGAGGCGTTCAGGAACACCTCGGACAGCGCGAATGGCACGTGCTCCACCGTCGGGGCCTGCAGCGAGGCTGTCAGTGTCGAGGACGCCATCGCGCCGCCGATCCCGTTCGCGGCCAGCGTCACGTCGCTGTTCCGCTCGCCAGCCAGCGTCGCCTCGGTGGCGAAGCAGTTCGGGAACTCCTCGTCGATGTGGTTGGTGAAGTCGGTCAGGCGGCGCTCGAACGTCGCCATGTTCAGGCCCGGCAGCGCCGTCGGCGTGCGCGTGAAGGTCCACGTGTACGGCGCGCTGCCGCCCGAGGCGGAGACGCTGCCCTTGATGAGCATCCCCAGCCACCCGGGGAGCTGCTCGTAGTTGAGCGCGAACGCGGGCACGTCCCACGTCGACCCGCGCTCGCCGATGTACTCGTTCCCCGGGTTCATCAGCATCAGCCCGTTGGCGAGCTGAGGGCGCCGCACCACGTCGGCGGGCGCGAAGTTCATGCGCGGGATCGCTAGCTTCGCGGTCGCGGCGACCGCCGTGTCGAACGTGGACTGCTTCCCGACCTGGTAGATGGTCGCCGGGGCTGCGCTCGGTGTCATCGGTTACTCCCCTTCCTGCTCGTCGTCATCGGGCTCGGGGAGGAACTCCCCCTGCGGCAGCGGCTCCGGCGCAGACACTGGCTCCGCGGTCACGGGCGAGGCGTCAGCCGGGCCCACCGGGACGCCCTGCGCGCGGCGCTTCTCGAGCACCTCGCGATACGGCCGTGGCTGCGTGCGTTCCTCGCTCATGGCCTTCCCCCTCACCCGGCCGCGAACCCGGGCGACTCGTCGTTGATCACCAGTCGCACCGTGAACCGGAACCCGTCGAACACCTTGTTCGCGTACCGGATCTCCGACAGCCGCTCGAACGTCGCGCCCGTCAGCGTCACCTCGGACCGCCCGAGCTTCACGCTCGCCCGCAGCTGGTCCTTCACCGCCTGCCGGTACGCCTCCGCCAGCAACACCGCCTGCTGCACGTCCTCGTTCCGCAGCAAGAGGAAGCACTCCACCTCGTAGGACTCCAACGCGAGCGCCGAGTCCCACTCGTCGTCGAACGGGGCATCGCCCACGTAGATGCAGGGCAGCAGCCCCTCCTCGATGGAAGGCGGCGGCTCCGTGAACACCGTGTGGATCTGCTGCGCCTCGGGCGACGTCACCGCCACCGCCGCGAGCTTCGTCCCCAGCGCAGCCTTCGCCTCGTACCAGGCCATCAGGCCACCGCCGGGATCCGCACGCCGTAGTGCTTCTTCGCGCTGGCAATGAGCCGCCACGTCTGCGTCGAGAGTGGGAGCGCCTCGTCGTACCGTTCCTGGGCGCCGAAGCCGCCGGCGCCGAAGTGGTCGCGCAGCTCGCGCGTCATCGAGACGGTGATCGCCCTGATCGTCTCGGGGACGGCGGCCCAGCCCCACGTGCCAGTGATGCGGACGACCGCCGCCCGGTCGGGCCACACCTTCGGGTCCGCCGTGCTGAGGAAGCCGAGGAGCTCCAGCGCGCGGTATGGCTCGCTGTGTGCGCTCGCGTTCTCCGGCAGCCCCCGCACCCACGCGTCCGCGAGGTCGAGGGCGTACCCGTCGTAGGAGCCGTCGTTGTTCGAGTCGATCTCGATCTTGTCGGCGGTCACCGCCTGCAGGAACTCCTGCCGCCCCGCCGAGTCGCGGAGGCGCAGGATCGAGCGCCCGGTGCCGTTGAAGATGCGCGTCCCCGCGGCGCTGTTGAACGCACCAGGCGCGACCTGCAGCTGGCGCTCGAGGAGCCGCGAGGCTGACGTCAGGTCTTCCGTCAGCGCGGCGTCGTCGCGCACGGCCGTGCCGCCACTGCTGCGCGCCTGGTAGTAGGTCGCGTCCGCGTACGCGGCGAGGAGTGACATCAGGCACCCCCTACCATGATCTGCGGATGCTCAGCGGGAGCCACGGGCGCGATGCTGTTGTTGAACGCGCCAGAGGCCGCAGCGAGGCGGAAGCGGCTCTCGATGTCCTCGGTGGGCGCGTCGATGGGCGCGACGTTGAGGGGCACGTAGTAACGGCCGCCGTGTCCGCCGGGGATCGGGCCGAGGTCCTCGAAGCCGCGGATCTCGTCGTTCGACATGGCGCCGATGCTCCACAGCACCCGGTAGAACTCGGCACGGTCGCGATGTGAGCCGCGGAGCAGGCCGTTCGCCTGGAACCGCATCTGCACGCGCGTGCCTGTGAGTAGCGTCACCTCGACGTACTGTTCGATGCGCTGGACAATCGGCACGATCGTGAACACCTTGTAGCCGGTGGTCTGCTCGAAGATCCCCGAGCCCCAGCTCGTCGACTTCTGCGTGTCGCCCACCATGTGCGGAGGCACGCCATAGATGCTGGCGATCTTGCCGTCGCTGTACTGCATCTGCTCGAGGAACTGCAGCTGGTTCGGCGGGATGGTGATGGTCTTGAACGTGGCGCCGCCGGTGAGCACGCCGACCCCGCCGGCCTTACGGGGGCCTGCGTGCGCGAGCTGCCAGTTCTCCCACAGTTCCTTCGCCTCGTCGGGCTCAAGGTCGGCGGGCGTTTCGATGGTGCCGGACACGGCCCCGCCGTCGCCCAGGATGCGCGACGCGTACTCCTGCGCGGACAGCGACATGCCGATCTGCTCGGCGTGCCACTCGACGGGCGACAGGCCCTTGATGCGGCCCGGCAGCTTGATCCACGGGATGTGCAGCAGCATCGGCGGCTGACCGGGTGTGTTCTTTACCCACCCGAAGCCCTCGACCTTGAAGGCCGTACCGACCGGGCCCTCGTACTCGCGCAGCGCGGCGCCGTCGAGGATGCGCCCCTGCTCGTCCACGCGTTCGATCTCGCTCACGAGGTCCGGGTCGATGGGCCAGACCTCCGCGACAGCACCCGCGCCGTTGCGTCGGATGCCGCCGTAGAAGTTGCCCCACAGCATGAGCGACAGCACGACCGTCTCGTAGAAGGTCACGCGGACGTCGTCGGTGTTCGGGCGGCCCCACAGCGCGGGGATGCTCGGTGGCAGGACGTGCTTCGGGGGCGTCTGCGCCTGGTCGATGAAGTCGATGGGCAGCTGCGCCACCGTCTGTGCGTTCAGCCGGACCGCGCTGTAGACCGCCCCGGCAGTAAGTGCCGTCGAGGGCGCTACGCGCCGCCCAGCGGCCGTCTGGCGACCGATGGTGGGCAACAGCAGCCGCGGGCCCTCGTCGGCCCGCACGACCGTGATGCCCTTGCGCAGTGCGCGGCCGAGGACGGGCACGCTAGCGCCCCTTCGTCTCGACCGGACGTCGAGCACAGACCTCGCAGCGACGCCCCGATGGAGCGGCGCAGACGTGGCCTGCGACCGGCGCGCGAGACTTGTCCTCGGCGTCACGGCGCACGCTAGTCCTGCTCCGCCGTCTCACCGGCGCGAGCAGCCTCGATCGCTTCGATGATCTCGGCCTTGCGGTCGATCCCAGCGAGGTCGATGCCCTCGGCCTCGGCGAGCGTCCGCAGGTCCGCCACAGTGAGCGCGGTCAGGATGACCTCGCCCCCGTCGTCGGCGTCGTCAGCCTGCTCAGGCTCGGCGACAGCGGCCGGCTCCGCGTTGAAGCTGATCAGGATGCCCCCATCGGTCTCCTCGGCGCTCCAGGAGTCCTGGTACTCGTCGAGGAGGCGGTTGACCTGCGTCAGCAGGCGAGTGCGGCGGAGCTTCTCGTCGTTACCCATCGTGCCCTCCGGGCTACTCGACCGGGGTGCCCTCGTAGTAGAGGACGACCTCGACCTGCGCCGAGTTCACGGCGTTGTTCGCGATCTTGAACGTCAGCACGTCGTCGGCCGCAACGGGCGGGTGCAGGGACGTACCGCTGAACACGACGCCGACCCGCTCGCTGTTCGCGGTGTCTCGGTTGGCACCCACGCCCTCGAGCACGTCGTGCCCGTTCGCGTTCTCGACCGTGACGTCGTAGTTGTCGGTCGGCGCGGTGCCGCCCGGGTCCGTCTCGAGCGCGATGAGCTTTCCGCTGAACGCCGGGAGCTCCGTGTCCGGGACGGACGCATCGGACGCGTCAGCAACGACCGTCAGCCGGATAGCCCGGACTGGCGCTCGCTGCTCGTGGACGATGGTGACCGTGCCCGGCATGGTTCAGCCCCCTACTGCGCCAGCGGCGAGATCGGCACCAGGCGGTAGCCGACGATCACCCGCAGGGTGTTGACGTTCCCGGCGTCGCCGGTGAACTCGTCGCCGTCGTTCGAGACGGCGAGTCCCTCGTTGGCGAGCGGCGTGACCTCGGCCGCGAGCGGCTCGTACTTGCCCGCGTCAGCGGCGGCGTCGATGAAGCCGTCCGCTTCCGTGGTGATGACCGCCGTGCCGGTGGTCGCGTACTCGATGGTGAGGTTGCCGTCAGCCGCGGCGTCGTCGTAGGCGGCGTTTCGGTCGAGGGCGTAACTCACCCAGGTCGCGACCGCGGCCACGCCGGCGCCCGGCGCCGGGACGACCACGATGGGCGTGGCCGCGAGGGCCTTCACCTGCGCTGAGGTGAGCACCACCTCGGCGACCGACTCGCCTCGTGCTCCAAGAATCGTCATGTTGTCCTCCGTCGAATCGGTATGCAGGAGCGGGGAGGCGAGGCGACTCGCCTCCCCGACCGGTTAGCCGATGTTCGAGACCTCGGCAAAGGCCGCCTCACGGAGGACAGCGAGCGTGCCGCGCATCTCTGCCTTGATGGCCTTGACGCCCTGGATGAAGAACGAAGCGTGCTCGGACGAGATCTGCACCTCGACGCCACGCTTCACGGCGAGCCGCGAGTAGTCGCGGAACGCACCGACGAGCGCTTTGCCGGCAGCCGTCTCAGTGGTTGCCACGACCGGGAGCGCCCACAGCGTGCGCGGCCCCACCTCGGACGGCGAGCCGTTGATGAAGATGCCGTCCACGGTCTGGATGCGGCGCCACTTGTGCCAGTCGGTCGGGTGCACCACCACGCCGTCGGGGTTCGCGAAGCCGGTGACCTCGACGTCCTCGATGCCGTTGTCGATCGCGACCGCGAGGTTCTGGCCCGTCGCGTCGTGCTGGTTCACACCGGTGCGGCCGGCGTCGTAGAAGCCCTCGACGTTCGGCGCGGAGCCGTCGCCGTTGAGGATCTGGCTAGACAGCCGCTGGCGGACGCCGACGATCATGTCGTTCCGCAGCAGGTCCTCGATGCCCTCGATGTCCTCGAGCTGCTCGTCCGTGACCGGCACGAAATGGCCGATCTTGCGGATCGTCTCCGAGGTCTCCGTCCATGCGAACGCCGACTCGGCGAGCGAGGCGAGCGTGCCCTGCACGGACTCGGCGATCTCGGCCGCACTGTTCGTGCGCGTGGTCTGCGCCATGAACACGTAGGCGGACTGGTTCGTCCGCACGACCGGGATGAGGTCGATGACGGTCGGCATCTGGAACGCCGCCGGGACGTTGACGCCCGATCGGATGGCCTGCGGAGCGAAGCCGGCACCGGTCGACATGACCGTCTTGACCTCGTGCTCCAGCCAGTCCTTCGCGTCAAGGTCGAGGTCGACAACGGGGCCGTTCTTGCCGCCGTCGTAGCCCTTCACCCACCGGTCCTCGGCGAGGGCGCGCTCGGCGAACGACTTGTACTCACCCTTCTCGGGCTCGCGCTTCTCACCACCCGGCACCGGCGCGCGGCCCTGCGGCTTCGCGTCCTTCTCGGCGTCGGCCTCCAGGCGCGCCTTGCGCTCCTCGGCGGTCTCCAGCTCGGACTTGCGGGTGGCGAGCTCGTCGTACCGCAGGTTCATCTGCGCGAGCTGTGTGGACTTGAAGCGCTCGTCGCCCTCGCCGAGGACGGTGACCTTGGTCATGTCGAGGGTCTCGCCGGCCTCGTCGAACACCGCCTTGAGCTTCGGGCGGATCTCGCCCATCTCCGTGCGGATCTCCTCGAGGGACATGGTCTTCACTGCAGCGGTCATCTGATGTGCTCCTACGCGGGCACGACGAGGCCGGACGCCCGCGCTTCGGCGCGCTGGAACGACAGGAACTCGTGGTGCAGGTCAACGATTGGCTCGGTAGCCTTCTCGCGGAGCGCCTCTTCCAACCGTGCCTTCAGCCCGTCCAGCCCCGTAACCAGGGCGTCGAGCTGTGCACGGTCGTCAGCACTGAGCGACCGGCCGTCACGCGCGCGCATCTCGAGGCGAGACTCAGCGCGCTTCACAAAGAGGCCGACCGCCGTCACCAGCGCGTCAGCCTGTTCGCCAAATGGGAGGGGGAGGCCCTTGATGCTGTCGGTGCGCGTCCCGATCCCGGCGCCCTTGAGCACCGGGTCGACGCTCCACACGTCAACGGCCTTGATGTACCGGACCTCGACGATGCCCTTGCCGGTGTCGAAGTCGCCCCAGTCCGAGTCGGTGACCCGGAACACGTACGACCACTCCATCAGCCCGCCGGCGTTCTTCACCGTGCGGTAGGCGTCCTCGCCGGGACGGGTGTCGAGGAAGAATGCTCCGTCGACCCAGGCGCGCTCTTCGTCAGCACGGATGGTCGCCTTCCCCACGGGGAGGCTCATCATGTCGTGTTGATACCCGCCTATGAGGACTTCCTTGCCGGGCTCGAAAGCACCGGGCAGGGTCACGTCGCCGTGATGGTCCACCACGTTGAGGGTCGAGAAGGTCGCGGAGAACGAGCCTTCGGCATCGCCGTCAGCGTTGAGTTCTAGGGCGAGGGTCTTGCTCTCGGGATCCACGCAGCAGCCTCATGGCGTGAGGCCCGTTGCTCGCCAGGGGCCGCGTGGATGGCTCGTCGATGAGCCGCTTGCCGAAGGGCTGTGGACATCATGGCCGGTCTTTGGTCAACGTGTCAACTCGCCTGCGCACTTCCTTCGACCGCACGGTGACCTCCCATCCGCACTCCGGGCACACCGCCCGCCCGAAGTCGGACGCCTCGAGGAGGAACCGCGAGCACCCAGGGCATCGCACTTCGACGGTCGCGAGAGCCATCATCGCCGCCCCACGTTCGCGCCCACGACGAGGTACAGGCCGACCGCCCCCAGCGCCAGCCCGACGTGCACCGTCCCCAGCGCCACCGCGATCAGCGCGACGCCCGCCCACTCCGCGACCTCGCTCCATGCCACCAGCCCCCACGCCTTGCGCAACCTAGTCATCCTCGCGACCTCCTCCGGTGCTGCTGAACGCGTAGAACCTCGCGGCCTTCTTGGCTGCCTTGCGCCGCTTGCCCTCCGGCAGCGCGAGGTAGTCCTGGCGGCACTGCCGGGCGAGCGTCGCCGCGGCGGTGCTGTCGACCTTGTCGGGGCTGCCCTTGTGCGACTTCCCGAACGACACCCCCCACCGCGACGGGCGCCGGCGGGCGTTCACCACGTGCGTGCGGAACCAGCGGTCGCCGTCGTGCGTGACCGGCAGCTCCCCGCTCGCCAGCAGCGCCTCGACGTCGTCCGCCTCGGTCACCATCCGGGCTGACTCGACGATCGCGGCGTGGAGCGACTCCACGGCACGCACGACGGCCTTCTGACCGCCGAGCATGTCGTCCTCGTCGGTCGCCTTGCCGCGCATGTCCCAGGCGATCGGGTGTCGCACCGTCGACTTCGCGCAGAGCTTGTCGCCGTACTCGACCTCCCACTTGTCGATGTACGACTCCCAGAACTGGACGTCCGAGTAGAACCCGACGACGTCCCACCGCTCGAACGCCTGGGCCACGGTCGCGTCCACGTCCTCGCGCGGGACCTCGCCGCCGTGGTCGGCCGGGTCCCAGATGTCCACGCGGAACAGGTGCCCCGTCTCGACGTCGCAGCCGATGAGCGCGGTGTGGTCGTCGCTCTGGCTGCCGTCCAGGCCGAGCGTCACGAGCGACTTCGCGACCGGCACCCACGGCCAGGCGATCGCGTCCCACTCCTGCGGGGTGACCCACGCCTCGGAGTGCGCCGTGACCTGGTTCAGGAAGAACCGCCGCGAGTCGTCGACGTTGTTCCGCGGGTCCCACACCTCGTCGACCTTGCGGTCGAGGTCGAGGTACGAGGCAGCGTCGCCGTAGGCCTCAATGAGTCCGCCGCGCAGCGACGCCTCGTCCGCGAGGTCCACGTTCGCGGGGGCCTGGCGGTGGTTGAAGTACAACCGAGAGCGCTTCACCTTGCCGTCGCGGATGCTCTGCGCCAGCTCGTGCGACTGCTCCGCGATCGAGTTCGCGCCCGGCGAGTACATCGTCGAGGTCTCGTTCGACCACGGCTCGGCCTCTTTGCGCTTCGTGAGGTTGCGGCGGACCGTCGCGTACATGCGCCGCAGCTCGGGCTTGTCGTACAGGTGCGTCTCGTCGAAACTCACCGCCGTCTCGAGGCCGCCGTCCTTCGCCGCGTTGCTGGCCGTCGAGGGGCGGATCTCGCCACCATCGGGCAGGTACACCCGCGTCAGCCCGACGTCGTCCTTGCGCCTGAACGCCTCGCGCAGCGGGCCATCGTCGAGGTTGAAGTACATCGAGTCGTAGACGTTCCCGGCCTGCGACTCCTCGGTCGCGAGGATGCGCAGGAACGGGTACGTGATGCGGCGTCCCATGGGCTCGCCCGGCCGGTACACGTACCGGAAGTCGAGCCACTCGTAGACCTCGCCGCCCTTCGCCCACCCGGCGAAGCGGCACGGACCGAGCGCCTCGAAGAGCATGATCCGCGAGGCGTGCCCGCTCTTGTCCGCCCCCTTCGGCCGGCTGTAGAACGCTGAGTCGTACAGCCGGCGGCCGCGCGCGTCGAGGGCGTAGACGTCGACCGTGTACACGGTGAGCTCGTCCGCCAGCGGGATCGCCCCGGCGAGGCCCGGCCGCAGCGGCGTGCCCTGGATGTCGCCCGGCCCGTACAGGCAGAACCACTCCATCCAGGCCACGGCGAGCCAACCGAGCGAGCGGTTGCGGTTGTGGTCTGGCGCCGTCACCAGCTCGAGCGGCATCGACTACCCCTGCCCCGCGATGCGTTGACGGCGCTCGTCCTCGAAGTTCGACACCTTGGGATCCTCGGCAGCCGGTGCCGCTGTGGTGGTGACGGCGTCCACGTAGCGGATGCGGAGGTCGCGGCGCGCGCCGAGCGTCGTCCCCATGCGATCCTCGCGGATGCGCAGCTCGGCCGCGCGGGCGAGGTCACCGTGGACGAACGCGTTGTGCACCCGCGCCGTGTCGAGCGCGAACTGCCAGTCGCCATCGCCCCACAGCACGCAGTGCGGCAGCCTCGTCACCCGACCCCACCATGCGCGCGTCTGCTGCGAGGTTCCCCGAGGCAGCGTCGGCCGCTTCCCGCGGAACGGCACGTCGATGACCTCGGTCCATTCGTGGACGAGCTGGTTGCGGTGGACGGTCGTCCCGTCCGGCTTCGGCTTCGGCCCGGCTGGCATCACGCGGCCCCCTTCGCGAGTCCCGAGTTATGTACGCACTGCGAAAGACC